TTTTTCTAGATCATTCACGAGTTGCTCGATATCACAGTTGTCATACGGCAATATTTGGACTTTTAAACGCTTCGGTTTGTATTCAAAACATCCCTTATAGTCGGCGATAGTCCACATGCCTATAAAAAGCAATCTGGCCAGTGGATTAATTTCACCAAGATCATCATTCGTAAAAAATGATGGTTTGATGTTTCTAGCTCTAGCCATGACTCACCTCATTTGTTAATATCTTCATGCGATTTCATCTCATTGTTTTGCATTGGAATGGCAAATTAGGTTCAACTGGTCGCACAGTTGGGCCTTTTTTGTGCCTGTGTGTTTTGGTGTTACATCTCTTAAAGGTGGAGAAGGCATTAATTCAAAATCACTGGTATTCCTTGTATCTTCGGTAACTGTGGTCAGATCGATAGGCATTTGTAGACAATTAAGCATCTCCTCAACCTCGAAGATTATGTCCATGGCAGCTATACGCATTAGCTCAGATGAGCCGTTTAACTTTCTAGAACGCGCAATACGCTCTAATTTGATTTTCATTTCTTCCGTGCACTTAAAGGTGACACTTGCGGTTAATTTCTCAGCCATGTCACCACCTAAACTTCTGCAACAATTTTTTGCTGATGAAGGTTTATTAGTCCTTGTGCAATTTCATGGGAAATGCGTTTTCCTTTTTTCCCCTTCTTTAAGTCGCTTATATAGTTTTGGGAACAGTGAACACTTTCAGCAATTTCTTGCTGGGTCATATTCCCTTTTTCCTTGTCCTGTAAATCACTAATTATTTGACTCCAGGTAGTCATAGTTGGCTCCGATAAATTGCTTTATAGATAATTTATCGTGATTGCGATATTTAATCAACCGCCATTGCGATAGTTTTTTGTATCACAATAGCGATATATACAAATAGGAATATTAAAATGTCTGTAGGTGATCGTATTCGTTCTTTACGAAGAGAGAAAAATTGGTCTCAACCAGTCCTTGCTAAGCAAGCTGGTGTTACGCAATCTACTATTTCTGATTTAGAAAATAATAAAAAAAGCACTTCTGCAGAAAATATGGAATCAATTGCCGAGGCTTTAGGAACAACAACAAGCTATTTAATAAATGGCAATTCAAAATCGCAATATGGAAGTGTGGAGGCTTGGGATTCAAAAACTCCACTTGAAGATGATGAAGTGGAAATTAAGTTTTTTAAAGATTTTAAAGTTGCATGTGGTTCTGGAACAATTGGAGAAGCTTTGAAAAGTGAGTGGCGTAGATTGCGCGTGCCGAAATCTACTTTGAGAAATTTGGGGATTAGCAAAGATAATTGTGTTGCAATGACTGCTGAAGGCGGCTCTATGAAACCGACCATTAACGATGGCGACACTGTTTATGTTGATCTAGGTCGTAAAACTGTTAAGGACGAAAAAATATTTGCCATATGTCATGGAGGTTTATTTAAGTTCAAGCGCTTGTATAACTTGCCGTTTGGTGGGATTCGTATTGTTAGTGATAACCACGAAGAATATGATGAAGAGCACTTAACAGCCGAGCAAATCAAAGAGCAAGAATTTGAGATTATTGGCTGGGCTTGGTCGTGGCAAAGAACTGAAAGCTGGTAAAAAAATAATGATAGACAATTTACTCTCGCATGCACTTATCTTTAAACCCAAGAAATTAAAAGAGCCTTGGGAACATAAGAAAGGTTTTCAGGTGGAATATGATGTAAAGTCTGCTTTGAATTTTATAGAAAAGCAGCGTGAAAGCTTTAAAAAGCATGTTCCAATAAAAACCAATTTTCACCAAAATTCTGATTATAAAACTCTTAGAATTTTAGCGAAAAAAAGACTCTACGAAATTGAATCTAGCTTAAATAATTATATTGAAGTTATTTGTTGTATAGGCGGATTATTCTTAACTGTTTTTGCAATTAATTTGCTATCAACAATATGGAATTATCCAACTAAAGAAACTGTCCAATTATTTCTTTTATCATTGGCAGTTATCGTTGCTCTTTTTTTTATTTATCGAAGGAAAAAGTCGCATGACTTGAATCTGGTATATGATTTTCTAAATATAGAAGATGCACTTTTTAGAATTGAATATGGTGAAAGCCAATATCAAACACCATTTCAAGTAAAAAGCCACCAATAAGGTGGTTTTTTTTAAACAAAATTATCATTTTTGCGATATTTTATCGCCATTGCTATTGACACAAATTATCGTTAATGCGATATTTATCTCATCGACAAACAAAAACCGCCATAGGGGTCAGAGTCTAGGCGGTTTGCATCAAATGCGGAGATAAGTATGAATCAAAGAATTGAAAAGTACAAGTTTAGCCAAGCCTTTAGGGATGGCTCGAAAGCATTCGTAGCTTTCTGGGTTATCACTTTCATTGTATTTACCTTCTTACGTGGCTGTGCTGACGAGCAACACGTCAACGAACTCAAAGCAAAAGAAAACCTTTATGTCCGCGTTCAGGTTGAGGGGGTGAAGTGATGGAAATACTAACTTTACGCGATCAATTTGCAATCGCAGCTATGCAAGGTGAGTTGGCGGCTCAAGGTGAAGATTTCTCTTGGGCAAATGAAGAAGCTCTAGCTGCTCGTGCATATGAAGTAGCAGATGCAATGCTTGCTGAGCGCTCGAAACATGTCGATTCGCACAAGGAGCCCTCTCATGGATAACTACAAAATCAAAGTTAAAGATGAAGCGGCGAGCAAAGAGGCTCAGGAGTTGTTTTTTGAGTTGGGCTACAAAAAAGAATGTTTTGTTCCTGCTGGTTATCCAAGATGGATTGCAACAACAGATAGTGGAGAGGATTACTGGTACAGCACAGGATTTGATTCAGTTTCACTATTAGAAGGATTTAAAGAACTCACCCTTCCCCAACTCCGTGACCTTGTTGCACAAAGCAAGTTAAAAGCCCAAGGCTTGATTAGCGGGGCTGAGGCAATGATTGCTGCACTTGACGACCAAGAAGTTGAATACAGATGGGTGGATGGTAGCTGCAATTGGCGTCCTTTTAATGATGAGGACTGGTCAGTAGAAGACTTAAAGTCTGGAACATATAGCTTCCGCCTCAAACCGCAAACCATCAAGCTTGAGTTGGAGCTGCCGAAGCCTTTTGAGCCAGAAGAAGATTGTCATGTTTACATCTTAGATGATGGAAAAACAGATGGATACCGTCGTTATTTCTATGAAGTTCATGGCGATAAAGGAAATGAATTTATTGGTATTTGGAAAACTGAGGACGAGATCAAGCAAGTTGTAGAGCAACTCAGAAAGATACGAGGTACTAACTCATGAATATGTTCGCTAAACCTGAGTTGCTCTGCCCTAGCTTTCCTTACTTGGATTTGTCTAGTGACATTCAAGTAGAAGGCGAAACGGTTTATTTCGACCTTACTTGGGGTTGCAATGTCCTTAATTGCCAGATCAAAGCTGAATCATCTTTTGATACTCGTGAAGTAAATGACCAGTTCAGTGAATGTGCTCGTGATCAGCAATATGAAGTGCTTTCAGTAGACACAAGAACTCATGCAGTAGTCGTAGATAAAGACGGCATAGAGTCACCTACAGGACTACGTTTCAAGCTCACAGAAGCACAAGTAAACAGCTTAAACGAGCAGCTTAAATACTACGCCGAAGAGTTGGCTGATGAAGAGTTGAGAGGTGGGTGATGGAGACTAAATACGATTGGTCGGATGCACCCGAAGAAGTTCAATTCATTGCGCAAGATTCAAATGGTGACATTTTTGGATTTGATGTTCCGCCTGTGCCAATGACTTACGGGAAGTGGCTTCCAGCAAATGAGTACCTTCACTTCTTTGGCAATAAACCACGAAAAACAATTTCAGATTGGGGATTGTCATTAGAACAACGCCCAGTAGAAAAGAATTAGGAGAAGATTATGAATGCGCCAGTAAATACACAAGTTAATGAATTACAAGTATTAGAACACAACGTAATTGTAGCGGCTTTCGCTAAACGTGGCGGTACAGATGAATTGTATGAGCGCATTGCTCAAGAAGTTTGTTCTCATGTGCCAGATGTAAGCACTAAAAAAGGCCGTGATGCGATTGGTTCGCTTGCGTTAAAAATCAGTAAGTCAAAAACACTTATTGAGAAATGCGGCAAAGAATTAGTAGCTGAACAAAAAGCCCAAATCAAAGTGATTGATGATGATCGAATCTCAATTGTTAAGAAGCTTGATTTATTGCGCAATGAGGTTTTGGCACCACGCGATGCTTGGGAACAAGCTGAGAAAGATCGTGTTGAAAAACATCAAGCAAATATTCGTGCAATTAAAAGCCTTCATGACGAGCGTACTCCTTATCAAGAGTCTATTGAAATTAAAAGTCGCATCTTAGAGCTTGAAGGTTTTGAAGTAGATACTTCATTTGAGGAATACGAGCAAGAGGCCAAACTAGCAAAACTTGAGACTTTAGACAAGTTACGCACTGCCCTTGTGGATCGTGAAAAATTCGAAGCTGAATCTGCCGAACTTGAACGCTTACGCAAAGCTGAGCAAGAGCGTTTACAACGAGAACATGAAGAACGCATTGCACATGAAGCTGCTGAAAAAGCCCGCCTTGAAGCTGAACGTAAAGCCAAAGAAGAAGCTGAACGTGTAGAGCGTGAAAAACAAGAAGCTATTGCAAAAGCAGAGCGTGAAAAACGTGAAGCCGCTGAACGTGAAGCTCGTTTAGTTGCTGAAAAAGAAGCTGCTGAGTTACGCGCACAACATGCAGCAGAAGCAGAACGCAAACGTATTGAAGCTGAACAAGCTGCAAAGCTAGAGGCTGAACTCCAAGCAGAAGAAGCGCGCCAAGCTAACCAAGCACACCGTAAAAAAATCTGTAATGAAGCACTTAAAGGTTTATTGGCTTTGGGTATTGATGAAGCAAAAAGCAAAGAGATTTTGCAGGCAATCAATAAAGGCTTAGTTCCACACGTATCTATTAAATTTTGAGGATTAGAAGATGAGTAATATTGTTTTGTCGCAAGTTAGCAAGATTGCATCAGCTTTTAATATGCAAGATGTTGATCCTGCTGAGTTAGCAAATACTCTTGTTAATACAGTATTTAAGAAAGCAACAAATGATGAATTTCTTTCTCTATTAATTGTTGCAAACCAGTACAAGCTAAATCCTTTTACAAAAGAAATCTATGCATTCCCTGCCAAAGGTGGCGGCATCACACCAGTTGTTGGTATTGATGGATGGGCACGCATTATTAATGACAATCCTGTATGTGATGGTATCCAGTTTGAACAAGATGAAGAGTCATGCACATGCAAGATTTTCCGAAAAGACCGTAACCACCCTACTGTTGTTACCGAGTATTTATCCGAGTGTCAGGGTAATTCAGAACCTTGGAAAAAATACCCAAAACGAATGCTACGTCATAAGGCTTTAATTCAATGTGCCCGTGTTG